GTCAAGTATTCCGTAAATGCTTCGTCCGTATCAAACTGCATTCTTGCAAAGTTTTTCAAAATCAAAGATTTCAAATTTTCGTCTTTGCAATCATTTAATTTTCCGGTTAAAGTTTGGAGCCTTGTTTTTTCCGTTCCTTCTTTCTCAAAACCTGCTATTTTTTCGATTAGTGGCTTTGTGGCTGCTGAAATGGCGTCTGTAACGATTTTTTGAATGGCTGCCGCGTCCATGTTTCCGGTTACCGGTTCCGGCGGTGTGGGGTTTGCCGGTTCCGCTTTCTTTTCTGTGAAGTCGTACTTATTGCGAAGTCCGGTTTCATAGGTTTTGTTTGCTTTGGTAACTTCTGCGTCCGCTTCTTTTCGCCAATCGGTAATGAATTTGTTTACTTGGTCGGCGGTAATCTTACCTACAACCTCTTTTAATGTTTCGTCTGTGGTATCAGCCGGATATATTGAAGCTATTGCGCTTGCAAATTGGCTAAGCCCGTCTTTTCGCACGCCTGAAAATTGCGCTATCAGTAATGCTAAAATTTTTTCTTTCATATTGCTGAAATTTAATTATTGTTCGCGCACAAAAATAACGTATTATATTAATACGTTTCAGATAATTATTTTGAAGTTATTAGTTTTCTTTCAACATTGAATCTGAAAAATCGCTACTTTTGTAGAAAAATGTTGGTTTATGAAAAGAATTTTATTGCTAATAAGTTTTGTTTGCGCTTTGCTTGGGTGTTCTACCAACGAATTACCAGAAGAACCTACTTATTTAGAGATTGGCGGGTATTTATCAGGGTATTTTAGCAATTTAGATGGTTCGGGCGATAAATACGGTCAGATAAATTGCGACACACTGTACAATGGTACTCAATACTTAATAAATCTTCATCCATACGCTTTGTATGCGAAAAATGGAATTGAAAACGACGGAATTATTAAGTCTATAATCTATTATATTAATGGAAATGCTTTTGCGAATGTATCAACTTTCCCATTTACAACTTATTATACTCCAAACTTACAACCGGGAAAATATACTATATCTGTAAAACCTACGTTTTCGAGCGAATATATAATTTGGGAAACAAAGGAATCCAATGTTATGGTTCTGAATGGTATGTTTGAGTAATTTACGCTATTTTAGTTCTGAAAATAAATCTTCTACTTCGTTATGAAATCTATTGAATGAATCTAAACATTCTTTGTAATTTTTAGCCGATTTTTCTATAAATCCTTCATAATATTGTATTTTTTCAAATATGATTTCCGTTTCTAAATCCTGTTTGAATTCTGATATTTGCTCTGTCATTTTTAATCTATAATTATCTAAAGACTCTTTTACTATTAAATAAAGTCGTTCATTATATCGTTCTTTGACACGTTGTAATTTTTCATCGGAATCTTTTAGCTTACAAATAACATTAGGGTAATATTTTTCTAATTCAATACATGACTTTATCCAATTTTCCATATTAGATTTAATGTTTTCCAAAACAGCAGGCTCATTTTCGGTTTCAAATTGATTATTCAGTGATTGTATTTTTTGTATATTTGAATATATTATATCTCCAGCAATTTTGTCTTTTTGGTCATCTTCCCATATATTTTCTAACTCGTTGATTTCTTCTTCGTTTTTTATGTAATTGTAATCTGGTGCATTTGTTTTGGTTTTTTTATTATCAAATGCCTTCCAAATTGCCATAACAAAACAGAATACACAAAAAATAATTAAAACAATTTCCATGATGAAATAATTTATTTACAAAAGTAAACAATTTATTTGCATGATATAAATATTATCTGTATTTTTGCAGTGCTAACAAACTTTTTGGGCAGGTTGCCCGGTTAGGGCTTTTTTTATGCCTGTTTATTTTGTGGTTAAAATTTGTAACGTGTACCCCTGTTCGGAGTGGTTAATGCCCCCGAGACTAAATCCCAAAGGGTTTGTTAGCAGCAGGACAGGCACGTTACTTTTTTAATAATTTTTGTTATGCTAACAAACCCAATTCCGAACGCTACGGGCGTTCAACTTGTAAACTATGTTTACGAAAACAATCCTATCCCATTTATGGTAAATGGAAGTGTAATGATTGATGCCACTAAAATGGCAAGACCTTTCGGAAAACGGCCAGCAAAATGGTTAGAACTACCAGTAGCGAAAGAATTTATATCAACTTTAACCGCTATCCGAAAATCGGATACCGCTTTTGTTGTTACTAAAGTTGGCGGTCATAGTGGTGGTGGCACATGGTTTCACGAAGATGTCGCTTTAGAATTTGCGCGGTGGCTGTCCCCTGCTTTTTCTGTTTGGTGCAACGACCGAATAAAAGAAATCTTGCTTGCGCGGGTAAATGGTACTCCGCTTGTACAATCAATGGCCATCAACATAACCGAAAAAGATAAAGAAATAGCCAAATGGAAATCTCTCTTTTTTGAAACGTTGGAAACAGTCAAGTCAATGCACGAAAGCAATAAGCTTGCTCAAAACAGCTTTAATGTTTTTTATTCAATGATGGAAGGAAGCAATTATGAAAGAATTGGAAATAAATCTTGATTTACCATTGTGGCAACTTACATCCGGTCAATTATTGGATTTAATCGCTTACGGAACGCAAACGAAAATATCCATAGAAGACCCTATCGTGAAAATAATTGACACATACAAAGACGGCAAAAACTATGTTCATGGACTTGCCGGTATTGCCAACCTGTTCGGTTGCTCAAAAACAACCGCCAACAGGATAAAACAAAGTGGAAAAATTGATAAAGCTATTTTTCAATATGGGAATAAAATTATTGTAGATGCCGATAAAGCATTAGAATTAGTAAAAGTAAATGGAAAACGTAGTAAAAATTAATGTTATGGAAAAGAGAAATGAAAACAAGGTAGATTTGAAATTGGAAGAAAAAACTTTGCATGGTGGTAAAAAAACAAAGATTAAAACTCTAACAGATGCACAAAAAAGAAATCCGCAAAGGAGAGAACCTAATCCTACAGATGATTTATTTTAGCTGAAAAAAACGAATATTTTTTGTTGGTTCAGAAAATAGTTGTAATTTTGTAGTGAACTATGTAGGTTTCCCGGCTGCGGTCGGCATACAGACGATGGGCTTACAAAATATCGGGTATCTTTCGGGATACCCTTTATTTTATGTTATCTTCCAGCCAATTACTGAAAACTTTCTTTTTATCCAACTCGTACCATTGGCCTCGGTAATTTATCATTACTATTTTTGTATCTTTCGACCAGCCGGAACGAATGGATTTTATTAGGTTCTGTTTGCTTACGCTGCCTATAATATCAATCGCAATTACAGGGGCTTGACCTGAACCGCTTATAATATGCTGACTTATTGTTTCCGGCGATGCTCCGTTTACGGTTTTCAAATCTACTTTTCTTTGTTTATAGGTTTTTTGGTCATAAATATAGACATCGTTTTTTCGTGCGCTGGTGTTGTTTTCTCTTATTTTTATGTCTTTGATATGCTGTCCGCTTGGGAAAACAACATAGTAACCAGCTTTTGTAAGTTTTTCGGCGGTCTGCTTTTCCGTCCGGTTGTAAACTGAACCTTCCATATAAAAAACATCATTTTCGCGTTTGTATCGCTCGTTTTTCATAGCAAGGTCAAAGGCTATTTTGCGAAGTTGCGGAGCCGCTTTTACCCTCATAAAGTCAATTAGGGAAAGGAAAGAATTTACTTGCATCGGATCGGATAGTAGTCCCTTTGCGGCTAATTCCGTAAAACCTTCTTTTCCGATTATTCCTTCTTTTTGTAGTAATGTCAAATTATCTTTTAACCAATAGGGCAAAGTATTGTTATCGTTTGCCCTTGTCATCCTGTCGCTGTTTATTCGTAACCAATCATTAAAAGCGGCTGGCGGCTTTGTTATTTGTTTAGGCTCATATTTTTCCCCTTTTAATTCGGCGGCTAACATTTTTCTAAAATCTTCCGGCCCTATCAATATAGGAGTTATCACGCACCGGCATTGTGGATGCCAGCCCGTCCAAAGGAATGATTTAGGATAATCGCCTGCCAACTCATCGCAAATGTCATAAAACGGTTCAGGCTGTCCGGTCTTTGGGTTTATTAGGGTATGATTATTTGATAAGGAAATACGAATACCGATTACTTGCGGATCTTCTTGGTATTTTTCCCATTCGGCCCTACGGTATGCGGCGGCAATCTCTGTGCGGGCTAATCGCATTGCGTTTTTATATGACGACCGATATACTCCCTGTCCGGGCTTGTACTTCTTGGCAGCTTCGCTCAACTCTAATTCGCCGGTATCTTTATCCCGCACCTTTCGGAAAAGCGTATCAGGTTTTTTCAGGTGTCCGCGCAATTCCTTACTTAATTCGTCCGCGCTTTTTCCTTCCTTCATTCCGTTTTGGATAATGGTTTCGATTTCGCCTTTGAAATTCTTACTTAAATTCCATACGCGGTCTGATAAATTAATTCCGTTTCGCTTTTGGTCGGTAAATCTAACGGCTGCGGAGTTGGCCCCTTGGTTACGTTGCTGCTGGCTGGCTTGGTCGCGCATTTCATCAAAGTATTTCCTTTGTTGGGCTTTTCCCGATAATGCAAGTTGCATTTTGTCTATGTAACTTTCTTCGCCTACTTTCCACGACCGTTCAATACCATTCAAAAACAGTCCAGCTGCTTTTTTATTGAAATCGGCTATTAATTTATTTATTTGCTGGTTTGCGCTGTGGTTTTGGTTAAACCAAAATGTTTTATTTTCCGTAATAGCATTACGAACTTGGGATAGGTTTATAGCTGAAAGATAGTTATTGTAAATTAACGATTCTAATTGCTTCAATAACCTGTTTATTTCTTCGTTTATCCGTTTTTCGTTTCTATCCATACTACTGTGTTATAGAAAATGATATACCGGAATTGCTAAACGCTTCTTTCAGCCATTTTTCAAGTATTGCAGGGAATTGTTTTTCGGCTCCGGTTAATACGTCAAATCCCTTGCTTTCTACATAAATTGCATACGGCATACCGGCTACAATTATGGCGCAAACGTGCGCCCCAAGTTCTGATGCTCGTTGTACTGCTGCCTTTTGTCCGGCTTCTACTCCTTTGGCTTTTGCCCCTTCTGTATCATCACCGCCTTGGGATTGTTCAAAGTAACTATCTATTAATGTGCCGTCTTTATATAATTGAAATCCGGTTGATGAATTAAGCGCACCGCTTTGCTGAGTGTATTCGTGATTTTGTTTAGCCCATATAACGGTTTCCTTACAAGCAATTTGAAACGCACGAATAACGCGGATGTCAATTTCTTGTATTACGTTTTCTTTTACTTTGTTCCAATCAATATTTATTTTTGCTTTTATTGGCATACTTCTAAATTGTTGGCTCTGTAATATCTACATAAGCGGATGCGTTTTCTTCTTTCAAAATTTGCTCATACTCGGCATCGGTATCTTCAACCCAGCCTAATTGTTGTACGGTTGTTTTTTGCGAGGCTACCGCTTTGCCGCCGTTGGCTGCCATAAGCAAATCAACCTTTGCCTTTTCGTCATCAATCATATACGGTACGATTTCCGGTTCGATTGTCAAACTTTCGCAGGCTGCTTTTAATCCTGTGTTGAACTGTGCTATATAGGCCTGAATGATACTTAACCGCCTTTGTAAATAGTCATCAAAAATTTCCATTTTGTCTTGCACTTTCAAATGTGCATCTAAAAACAATAATTTTAATGCTATTCCTGAAATTGCACCTATCCCTTTCACGCTGTCAAATGAAATATCGGGCGTTTGCGTAATGGTATAAATCATTCGCAAAAGGGTTTCAATTTCAAGTTTTACGCTTTCAGGCGCGTGTTGCCAAGACAAATACTTTGCATCTGCATTCTCGCCTTCAAGTTGCAGAATTGCGCCGCTTTCGCCTTTCTTTGAAAATCCCAATACTTCGCCTTTAACTACAATTTTGGGGCTGGCGTGGTAATCGTTGGTATCGGCAAAGTTTGATAAAAGAGTTTCTAAACGGTCTATTAATCCTTGTACGTCTTCCCATTCGACAAAATCCTGCCTTCCGTACACAACCGGAATTTTACCTATAACATTTTTCTTGGGATAACCTTCTACGAGTTGCCATTGTGCGTTATCCTGTTCCCACATCAGATGCTCGGTATCGGTATATGTTTCAAAATAGGTGTGTTCTTTTTCCTTTTTATCCTTTATTACAAATTCGCGTGAAAAAGCGACCATATCGCC